GTTTCCATTTGTTAGATTTTGGTTTTGATGCCGACAGCGACATCTGTTTTCGTGTTTGGCTAGAATGAGTTTTACCATAAAAATTATTCCCATGCTTCGACCGCCCTATATGATACGTTCAGTGTTTCTTCCAACCATTTTTCACAGTTTTCCCAGGTTGTGTAGAGATGTCCAATACCGCCGGCCCTTTCCCAATCTAGGATGTTTGATTCCCGATCATCAATTAATATATCGCCGAAAGTGCAATGCTTATATTTGTCTGCGGCTTGTGGACCGAAGAATACAGGGATACTCGGGAAATAATCCTGGCACCACATTACCTTGTCATAATAGGCCCAGGGCATATCATTGTCATGGGGCAGGGCAGTCAAAAATCCCAACTGAACATTGGCATGCCGACGTTCATATCGCTGTAACCACGCGATGAGGTCACGTGCATTTGGCATAAGCGGTAGTGTCCGGTAAAATCGAACTTCATTTTTTATCCTCTGCCATTCTTTTGAAGGTAAGTGGTGGGCTGGATCTTTTGATATCTCATGGCCAAGCAATCGTTCTGCTTGCCCTCGCCATTCCGCAAGAACATCATCAATGTCTATATAAATCATTGTCATGCTGTATTATACTACGACGCGGGCGGGACTGCAACAGAATTGGCTAAACGCCGTATTTATTTCTTTTTGGTTTAGCAACAGGGCTTGTTTTGTTAGTGGAAGGTGATTCACTCGATTTGGTGTTGGCAATCTGTGTTGGAGATACACCAAATAATTCTGATGCCAGTCGGATTGTTTCTTCATCTTCCTGGGCAAACATGACTTGCGTTAAATTTTCTGACCAGGCAGTTTCGTCGTTATATTGATCACGTTGAAGATCTCCATTCTTTATAGCTCGTGCTGCTGCAACTGCCAGTCCATAGCGATACTGCATGTAGGGGTCTGTGTTACGCAACGAGTGTTGAACGAAAACTCCAGGAAGCGCATCGCTTACACTATCTGCAATAGGGCCTACTTCGCCGCTTGCCTTTGCACGGAACTCTGTGATAAATTCTTTTGCTCTCATGTTAACCTTGTATCCATGTAAGTGGCTGGGCGCCAGTAACGTATTCTTTCAAATCTGTTTCCAATTTGATCAATTCTTCTTTTGCTTCTGCTTTAAGAGAGGCACCGTTTAGTGTTGTGCCTCCTTGTGGGCCAGCAATTGCAGAAAACTTTTCACGTGCTTCACCTAGTGTAAATTTTGCAAAACTGTAAGCATATTCTTGAATCCACGGGTATATCATATGGTCATTTAGCAAAACGTTATCAGGCTTGTAACAATAAATCCACAGTAATACAGATTCACCCGATTCAGGAATCTTACGAACAATAGTTAGCTTTTTGGTGCTGCGATCAAACGAATATTGTATGTGACCACCAAACATTGTCATTGCTAGTTTTTGGTAGCTGCTAAACAGTTCATAGTTTGTCAACCCACCAACACGACCGGACTGTAGCATGTAAGTATTTAAGTAACCTGATGCAAATGGCTCAAACTGACTGGCCGTTGTGCCTGTTACGCTGCCAATACCCCTACGAAATACCTGCCGAACTTCTGTAATTTCTCTTGGTAGTATGTAGTCCTGTGTTTCTTTAACTAGGTCCAGGAAGCAATAACTTTCTTCCACTGAGTTTTGGGCTTTTTGGCGGTACTTAATAAATGCTTGTTTCAATGCCAGTTCATAATGCTCTTTATCGAGTTCCACGTCCACTATTCCATCTGCCAAACGCAACCGGATATAATCAAAAATATCAGTTTTAAGTGAGCTTTCTGCTTCAAGGTAATTAGCGGGGTTCAGATTCGTGGTGGCCATGGCGTGTCCTATATTCATTATTTACCTTTTCACGAATCAATCAGCCGTGAAGAAGGGCGGTTTATCCCGCCCTTCAATTGGGTTACATTACGCGCAAAAGTATCGTGTCTTTGTTGATCCGCCCTGTGAGCAGAGTTTCAACAGCCCTGATATCAGCAATAAACTTCTTCTGGGCTACTTTACCTGCTTTGATAAATTCAAGCAACTGTGCTTCCGGCTTTCGGAGCGTTTTGTTCACACTGGTGGAAGTATCAAATCCCAGAATTGTGCTGCCTTTGATTCCAAGTGTTCCGGCAGTGCTGTCCGCATTGTAGACGCCCAATTTGCGCGTCCGAACATTATAGACCCAAAGTGCAGTGGCTGTCAAAATATCCACTGGATTGATACTGACGATTTTCAGCTTTGCATCATCTTTCTTAAAGTTCAAACGTGCAACTTGTTTTTCCTTCGTCGGTGCCTTTCGAACGCGGGCTTTGCGCGCCACTTTCTTTGTGTGTCCATATGTTTCCAGATCAGCCAACAGAGCTGCATAGAACGCCAGGAGTGACCTGAACTTCTTGGGCTTGTAATGTGCATAGCCTTCGTTCAGTTGTTCGTCCTTGCCTTTCTTAGCTTCTGCCACTTCATCATTCCTACGCTGAAACACTTTGGCAATTTTACCCACCAGTGCCTGCGGGACGTTGTTCTTGGTCAGATAATCATATGCCGCCGGGACAATAGTATCACCGCCCAGGACCTGATCTTCCAGAAACTCAAAATGGGCGATGTGTCCATTCAATTGGATATTCAAGTAGTCCTGAATGCTTGGCTTGTTCGCCACCGCAAGTGCTTTTGCCGGTGCTGCCCTGGACGTCGCTTCAATTGCCCCCATTACTTTTCCCATAATGTATTGGGTTTGTTTGGGTTTGAGCGGCATGCCTTTTGCTGCTGCACGAATCAAACTGCCCACCGTGATCGGTGTGCGCCATTCTTCGCTCAACATATAAAGCGCCATCTGTGGCTTGGTAATTTTCTTGTTATCAACAAGCCACTTGCAGATGTGTTTCCGCAACGTTTTGGTTGTATAAAAGTGATTGTAATAATTCAAACTGCGGATCAGATGTCGATTGTAGTCTGCATCTTCCATTTTCAGTGCGCGGGCGTTGTCCCAAACTGGCTCAGATCCGACGATTTTCTCATCGACGAATCCTGCATCAAATTTTGGTTTCTTTGCGCGTTTTGCTTTGGGCATTGCCATAATGATCTCCTGGTTAGGACAAAAGTGTTGCAAAGGTAATGAGCTGATCCAAATGCTCAATATCTTCGTTTATTGAATTGAGTAGTTCTGCAGTCATGGACGGCTTGTGGTGCTGACGAGCTGAAACTTCCAGCTTTGATAGATCAGACACCTTAGTCCGAATATTATTTAATAGTCGCCACAGATCCTGTGAATTTCGCCACTTTAACGGATCGCGGGAGGTGGGCAGAAGTTGAGAAATGTTTTGCGTTAATAGCAACTCAATACGGTTAAACTCCAGACTATTAGTTAATTTGTCCATGTTCATACATTATAGCACCGTTTGTTGGGGAAGTCAAGTGCTCGTTTTGCAGCTAAATAACTGATAACAAAGGATATTATTTTGGCACGATTATCAATGTGGAAGGATGGGGCGCATTCGAACGATTATAAGTTTTTTGATCGACGCATTTCCGAACAGTTTACAGTTGGGGGCACCGGAATTTTTGTTCACAAGTATATTGGGCCGGCTATAAATGGTCCCACAGGTGACGCTACTCAGCCTAGTTATTCAAACCAAAGTGAAACTAATATTCAAGATCTGCTGTTCCTGGAGAACAGGGATCGTAAATACGAACCTGACATTTACACAACCCGTGGCATTTACACAGTTGCAGACAATGATTTTGACCTAAGTCAGTTCGGATTGTTCCTGGCAAATGGCACTATTTTCATTAATTTCCATCTGAACGATATGATGGAATTACTTGGACGAAAATTAATGAACGGCGACGTCCTTGAGTTGCCGCATCTGAAGGACTACAACACCATAAATGATACGGTGCCAATTGCCTTGAAGAGATATTACGTGGTGAGCGATGCAAAGTGGCCCACCGAGGGATTCTCACCGACATGGTTCCCACATTTGTGGCGTGTCAAATGTGCTCCGCTTGTCAATAGCCAAGAATACAAAGATATATTGGATCAAATTGCACAGGATGTAACAGGCAATGCCAACGCCAATAGCAGCCAGATCAGCAATATTATTTCTACTATTGATACACTAACCGCAATTAACGATTCAATCATCGTGCAAGCAGAATATGATGTGTCAAAGAGTGGATACGATACAAGCACCTTGTACACACTCCCTATTGATCATGACAAAAAGAATAGCGTCAGTTCACTTATCTACAGTGATATCGGCCTGGGATATTTTGCAGGGAATGTCGCAGTAACGTTTTCTGCACCACAAACGACAGATGGTATCAATGCCGTGGGCAATGTCGCATTATATGGCAACGGCGCAGTTGCAAATGTCACTGTTTGGAATCCTGGGTTCGGTTAT